GAGTTGACCGACAAGCTCCGCGAGATCGAGACCGAGATCGAAGAGGTCGCCGCGGAAGAGCGCGAGGCCTACGACAACCTGCCCGAGGGCCTGCAGAACGGCGAGCGGGGCGAGGCGATGAGCGCCGCGGCCGACGCGCTGGAGAACGCGCACTCGCAGGTCGGGGACGCGCTCGCGTCGCTCGAGGAGGCCTCGGCGTGATGCTCACCGATTACGAACGCGCGCAGGCCGAGAGCTTCTGGCCGAGCGTCGGCGCGATCCGCGAGCGGCTGCACGAGGCCGACCCCCGCGACGTCGAGGCGTGGATCAGGGAGCGCGCCGCGCTTGAGAGGGCGCGGTCATGAGCGCCGCCCCTGCCCTACTCGTCCTGGCCGGCTTCGCCTATGCGATCGCGCTGCTCTGGTTCCTCGCCGCCTCGCCGGAGATCTGACCGATGCAGCGCCATGACAATCTCTATATCCGCCTGGGGCTCGCGTTCGGCCGGCTCGTCGCGGAGACCGACCGCCGCCGCCGTTCCCTGGGGCTCCGGCCCCTGGGCGAATGGAACCACGCCTCTGGGCTCGACGGGTCGATGAAAGCCTGCCTGGGCGATTGGGTGTGGCTCGCCGCGATCTCGGCCGACCGTACCGCCGAAGAGGCGGCGGCGATCGAGGCCCGCTACCTCGCCTCGCTGAACGTCTGAGACCGGCCCGGTTCCCCGGCGGCACAGCCCGCCGGGTTTCCCGGCCGGCCGCAATCGAGCGGCCCCGAACAGGGGAGCATCATGAAGATCACGAAGGCACAGGTCGCCAAGATCCGCCGGCTCTGCGAGGCGGGGTCCGCGCTGATCAAGGCCGATCAGATCGACGCCCTTCGCGGGGGAGACGCCGATAGCGCGATCCATGACTTAGACATCACCCTGACCGAGACCTACGGCGTCCTGGCCGAGCTTGAGCACAAGAGCCCGACCAGCAAGGGCGCCCCGGACGACCGGGGATATCAGGGCTGGCGCAACCGGCAGACCTGGAACGTCGCGCTGTGGCTGAACAACGACCAGGGGCTCTATCGGGCGATGCAGCATTGCCGCCGGACCTTGGGCCGCTGCAACGCCGAGGGCGCGAAGACCTTCGTCACCGAGCTGCTGCCGAACGGCACCCCCGATATGAAAGGGCCTGACGTGTATCGCGGCGTGCATTGGGCGGCGATCGCCCGCGTCATCAACGAATCGGTCGGGGGCGAGTGATGACCCAGGCTTTCACCGCGCGAAACTGGCCGATCGAGCGGGCGCCAGCGCGGATCGATCTGCGCGGCGACAAGACCCGGCGCCCCGAGCCCGCGCAGCACATCATCGAGTTCCCGGGCGGGGCGATCGAGCTCAGCCGCACGACGGACGGCGCCTATTGGGCGCACATCATCGTCAACCGGCGCGACGCGGTCGAAGACGTCGGCGGGCTCCGGAGCGCGATCGGCGAGATCGTCGGGAGCAGGATCACCCGGACGAACAAGGGCGCGGCCGCGGTGCGCGAGATCGACGCCGACGAGGACGTCGAGCAGATCGCCGTCCTGATCCGGCCGGTCCGGCCGTTCGACGCCGAGGGTGGGCGGTGATGGGCCAGATGCTCACGCGGCCGACCGCGCAGAACTACAGCGCGCTTCGGCTCCGGGCCTATGTGCAGCAGCGTGGTGTACGCACGCCGAACGCCTGGACTCCAGCGGAGATCGACGCCGCCCGCCGGCTCTATCCCGACTATGCCGCCATCGTCGCCGCGATCCCGACGCGCTCGCGCGAGGCGATCCGCACATGGATCAAGCGGCATATCACCCAGGCGCGGCGGCCGCCGCTCCGCCCGTGGACGCGGGCCGAGATGCGGCAGCTCCGCGATCTGATCGGCGCCGGCTCGACCTATCGCGAAGCCGGCCAAGTGCTCGGCCGCTCGGCGAAGGCAACCCGAACGAAGTGCAACGAAGCCGGCATCGACCTGACGACACTCCGCTATTGGCAACCGCCGAATCCGACCGGCGTCGCCTGGTACGACGATCTTCGCGCCAGGATGCGCGACCTGGGGATCGGCCGGACCGCGCTCGCCAGGATGATCGGCCGCAGACGCGGATCTTTCTCACCGCGCGCCTTGCGGCGGGGTCAACTGACCCGGCCGATGCTCGCCAAGATCGCCGAAGCGCTGGAAGGCACGGTGACGTTCGCTCAGGATGGAACGCCCACCTTCGCCTGGGACGACGACGAGTGACCAACCGCGACCGGATCGACTGGCGCAACCTGGGGCCGCTGCCGATCCGCCGGCGGCCCGATGGTTGGGCCGAGGCCCAGAAGCTCGCCGCGTGTCACGCGCGGCGGGCGAAGGGGCCGAAGAACCACGCGACGAACCGCGAGCGGTCGCGCGCCGAGCGCCGTAGAGCGGCCGAGTCCGAGCGGCGACTCTTGGAGCGCGACGCGACGGGACGGGCCTATAGGGCCGCCGTACGCGCGTTCTGGCGGGGTGAGCGGCCCGACCATCCCGGGCCGCCGCCGCCCCGCTGATCGGCCCCGGTCGCCGCCTGGGACAGTCCCGCGCGGCGACCAGGACCGATCTCCGGTCCCGGGCCTGACCGGCCCGTCACAAGGGGGACCCGTTATGCTTCGTCTTGTCTTCGCGGCCGTCGCCGCGATCGCGTTCGTCTCGCCCGTCGCGGCCGACGAGTTCCGGCCGATCCGCGGCGCCGACCAGGTCTGCCGCGCCGTCTCGATCCAGGGCTCGGGCGAGTCGACCGTCGGGGTCGCGATCCAGGCCGATCAAGGCGTCGGCTACGTCATGGCCGTGATCAGCGCCGGGTTCACGTTCCGGCCGGGCTCGATCGTCCAGGTCACGGTCGCGATCGACGACCTCTGGGACGGCGTGCTGCCCGCCATTGTGACGCCCGACGGGCTCGGCCTCTTGATCCCGATCGGCCAGGACAAAGCCGCGATCGCGGCGCTCCGGGCCGGCCGGCTCATGTGGATCTCGGCCGGCGGGCCGGCGGTCTTCGTCCCGCTCGACGGGCTCGCCGGGACGCTGCCGGCCCTGCCGAGCTGCGACCGGGGAACCCCGGCGTGACGCCGCGGCGCCGGGGCCGGCGGGGCGCGCTCGAGTCGCTGTTCCGCCGCGGGACGCATCGGGTCGTCCGTTGGTTCGACCGCCTGGTGCCGGGCGACCTGCTCGACGTGGCGTAGCCCAGAGACGTCGAAGGCCCCGCCGATCGCTCGGCGGGGCCTTCTCCGTTGGGCGGGTCCGGTTTGAACTGACGCTCGCTGCCGGACCCGCCCGGCTCGGGGGGTGTATGGACGCCCCGCCTTTCGGCTCTGACCGCTCGGGCCGCTATGAGCGATCGTCGGGCCGGGCCGGCCCTCAGGCGCATCAGCGCCGCGAATCCTGGATGCAGAGGCAGGATTTGAACCTGCGGCCTTCGGGGTATGAACCCAACGCGCTACCGGGCTGCGCCACTCTGCCAGGGCGTTCTGCCACCCGGCCGATAGGACGTCAATCCCTGACGACTCGCCCCCGCCCCGGAGGGCGGGGGCGAGTCGTCAGGGAGGCTGCGCCGCGCGAGCGGCGGCCCAGGGCGTCACCCCGTGGGCTTCGGGACGTCGCCGCGGCAGGCCCGGACCTGGTTCCGCAACGCGCCATAATCCTCAAGCATGACCACGATCCCGGAGCCCGTCGGGAGCGACGCGACCTCGTCCGCCGTCCGGGACAGGAAGCCGCGGTCGTACTCGACGATCGCCGGGCAGATAACGGGCGGCACCCTAGAACCGGCCGTTACGCATCCGGCCAGCAACATCGTCGCGGCCGCGAGGGCGATCGCGCTCCGCGTCAAGCATCCGGTCTTGTGCATCGACGATCTCCTCGGTCTGCTCGGCCCGGGCCTCGGCCCGGCCGGCGTCTCTCGCGGTGCTGCGCATCCGGGCGATCGCGATCGCGGCCGCAGCCGCGATCCCGAGCCCTGCGCCGATCCAGGCGATCGCGCGGCCGATCGGCGACGCGACCAGCCACGCCAAGACGGCGGGCACGTCAGACGCCCTCGGTCTTCATCACGCGGAGCCGGCCATAGGCGGCGATCGCCAGGCCGGCGACGGTCGCTGCGGCGAAGACGTAGCCGAGCCACGGGATCGCCGACTGCAACGCGTGGCTCTGCTCCGCGACATAGTCGAGCGTCTGGCTCAGCGCGGTCAGCCCGATCCCGAAGATCGTCACGCTGTTCGCCGGGGTCTTGTCCGGGACCGGCGCCGCGACTGGCGGCGAGCTGCGGCCCTCCGGGATCGGGGCCGGGAGCGGCGCGCTCGGCGCGGTGCGCGGCGGGGACGCGGCCGACGGCGGCGTCGCGAAGAGCGCGGCCTCGCGGGCGCGCCGGCCGACCAGCCCGTCGCTCTCGACGAGCCGACCCGCGATCGTGGTCTTGTTCCACCGGCTGAACTGCCCGGCGGCGCCTGCGCGGTCGCCGGCGTTGAGCAGCCGGAGCAGCGTCGACGTGCTGAACCTCGGCTCGCCGACGTTGAACACGAACGCGACGAGCGCGGCGTGCTCATTGTCGTTCAGCGGCACCTTCACGAGCCGCTCGATCGCGTCCTCGGCCGCGTCGAGGTCCTTGTCGAGCAGCGCGAACGCCTGAGCCTCGGTGATGGTCTGGCCGATATAGACGTCGTCGCCGGCGTGCCCGATACCGATCGTCAGGGTGCCGCGGACCGACCCGCCGCGCGGCACGACCTTGCCGGTCGCGTCGTCGTACGCCTGCAGGACGCAGCCCTCTTCGTGCCGGATGAACTCGGCTCCGGCCGCCGTGATCTGACGGGACATGACGCCTCCATGAAAAAGCCCCGCTCGACGGCGGGGCTCGGTTGAACGCGATCGGGGCCGCCCTACCTCGGCGGTGGGACGGACTCGGGCGGGAAGCTCGGGCCGGCCGGGTATCCGGTCCGCAGCGAGATCAGGACGTCGATCTTGCCGGCCAGCACGCCGACCTTCGACGACAGGTCGGTGATGCTGGAGTTGACCAAGTTCTGGATCGCCTCCTGTGCGGCCTGGACCCCGGCGAGGCTCGACGCCTGCTGCGCGATCTGCTGCGCTTGGAGCGATAGGGCCTGATCCTGAGCGGTGTTCTTGGCGTCCTGGTCGTCCACCCGCTTCGACAGATCGCCGACGACGTCGCCGAGGGCCTGGTACGCGAACCAGTGCCCCCCGATCGTGAAGGCGAACCCGACCAGCGAGCCGACCAGCGCGAAGCCGGCGAAGATCGAGGCGCGCCGGTTCCAGGTGAGCCAGAGGAATCGGACGACCTGCTCCCTGCCCTGGTGCTCGTCCGCGATCTCGTCGGTCTGTGCGTCGGTCACTGTGTCGCTCCGTGCACGAAGTCCACCACGACGGCGCCGCTCGGCGCCGGCTCGCCCTTCGACGCCTTCGCGGCGTGCGCCTGGCGCTCCTCGTCGAACAGCTCGGCCTTGATCGCGCAGCGGTACCCGGACCGGCCGATCCTGTGCGTCACCGAGGTAACGCGCCACGCTGTCGGAACGCCGGGGCGCCAGTCGATCAGGTCGAGCGGCGCCTCGGCGATGAAATTGGGGTTGCCCTCGCACTCGATCGAGAGTTCGGCCTTGCCGCGCTCGCCGAGGTTGAACGCAGCCGCGGCGGCGCCGGCCGCCTCGCCGGCGTCGCGATAGTCGTAGCGGAGATCCCGGTAGGGCGGCTGACCGACCCGGACCTCGCGGCGCTCGCCGGCGTCGCGGTCCCACCAGAACGCGCGGACCCCGCCGCGCCTCGAGCCCGATCCGCCCCCGCCGCCGCCCGAGCCGGACCCGGACCGCTCGATCCCGAGCCCGGTGAAGTCGACCACGGTGGCGTCGGTCGCCGCGCCGGACGAGCTGCCCTTGCCGGCCCGCCCCGTCCCGCCGGCCTCGCCGTCTTCGCGCCGGGCCGCATAGGTGAAGTTCCAGCGCGCGACGTCGCGCGGCCGCAGCGCGGTCGACGGCAGCGTGACGCCCGCGACCGACTTGCCGGTGCCGCGCGGCGCGACGACGAGGTACCCGTTCGTCGGCTTCGCGACGGCGTCGTGCCACCGGGCGATCCGGTTGAGGAAGCCCATGTCGGACTCCTCGGTCTGGTCGATGTGGCTGATCGGGACCGAGGCAAGCTCGGGGTCGATCTTGAGCTCATAGCCGGCCCGGCCCGCGATCTCGGCCGCGATCTCGCCGATCGTCGTGTCGTGCCACGACCGCGACCGCTGCGTCCGGAACTCGCTGACCATGTCGGCCGAGCGCGCCTTGATCTCGACCTCGGCCGGCGGCGACGACATCGAGATCTCGTCGACCAGGTAGAGGCCCATCACCGAGAGGCCGGTCTCGACGTAGCCGATCGAGACCTCGAGCGCGTCCTCGAGGAATGGCAGGTTGGCGACGCCGCCGCCCGGGCGGGCCCGGTCGTCGAGCCGGATCGTCAGCCGGTCGGACTTGTCCTCGGACTCGTCGCAGATCTCAAGGTCGAGCAGCCGATCGGCGAGCGCGGCCGTCACGTCGCGGGCGCCGGCCAGGATTCGGAACGCCGGGCGCATCAGGACCAGATCCGGATGACGGGGACGGTCTCGGGCCGCGGCGCGTCGGGCAACAGGATCTCGATGCCCGCCGGCAGGACCGGGCCGCGATCGGCGAGCCCCGGGTTCGCGTCGAGCACAAGCTCGGTCGTGCCGGTCGTCTGGCCGTAGTAGCGCCAGCAGATCAGGTCGACCACGTCGCCCTGGCGCGTCACGTAGCGGTCGCTCATCCCCGGTCGCTCCCGTAACTCTTCAGCTGCATCGCGAAGTCGACCCGCCGGGCCGCGCCGCTGGGCCCGAACACCTTCTGCGTCTCGCGGACCTCGGTGATGACGAAGAGCCCCCAGATCCGGCCGCGGCCGTCGACGAGCCGCTGGGGCTCGCCGGTCCCGGCGATCGCCGCCATCCGCTCGACCTGGTCGAGCCCGCCCCGATAGGCGGGATAGATGATCCCCTCGATGTTGATCTCGGTCGCGCCGGTCCCGGTGAACTGCATCGCGACCTGCCGGCCGATCCGGTCCTGCGGCTCCCAGCGGTACGACCAGACACGTTCGAGCTGCTGGTACGCCGCGGTGTCGATCGAGAAGCGGAACGCGCCGAGCGCCATCATGATCTGGGCCATGGCGGGGCCTCAGTCGTGGAGCGCGGCGCGGGCGTCCGCTTCCGCGATCCGGCGCTGGCGGTCGAGCGCCGACGTCACGGCCGCGCCGATCTCTTCGGGCGTCGCGTCGGTCTTGACCTCGATGTTGATGTCGCCGACCGTCACCGTGGTCGTCACGTTGGTCTCCTGGTTCTGCGTGATTGGGGCGTCGCCGCCGGCGATCGGGGCGAACGCGCCCGACGAGTCGGGGACGGTGCCTGCGACGCTCGCCTGGGCCTGCGCCTTGGCCGCCTCGCTCGCCGCGGTCAGCTCGTCGACGAACGCCTGCCGCTCGGCGATGTACATGTCGCTCGCGATCCGATCGCTGACCGCCTTGTCGCGGGCCGCGGCGTAATCCTCGTCGGACCCGAAGTCTTCCCTGAACGGGCCATTCATATCGACCATGGCCTCGGCGTTGTTCCGGGCCCGGTCGTTCAGCTCGGACATCGGCCCGAACTTCTCGTCGGCCCGGCGCTGGATCTCTTCCGGGCTCAAGATCTCGCCCTGCACCGTGATCCCGAGCGCGCTCTTGACCCAATCCGGCATCAGGTCGAGCAGGCCGTTGATCGCGTCCGAGATCCACGCGACGAGCTTGTCCCACATCGCGACGATGCCGCG